TATTTGAATGCACTTGCTAGCTTCTTCCTTGCATCTAATGGTAAATGTTCAAACTTAATATTAACTTCATCTTTTATAATTAGTTTGACTCCCATTTGTTCCTCGTTTCTATAATTGGTTCTACGTGCGTATACGATATGATTAAATCACTGCTATTCGCATACACTGCAGTTTTGCTATGTCTTAGTGTATTTTTAATACAAAGAACACTCATTGGTCTCCAAGTTTCTTTAAGGAAGAATTTTGGTAATTTACCACCAAGCACTGCTGCAACCTTTGTATTATTGTTTAGTACACTATTATACTGTCTTTTTCCAATCCCGTCATTAAACATTTTTCCATCGGGTGTATTATCTAATCTAAAATGGAATCCAATGTTATCAGTGATGCCGTGATCAGTTAGCGCCTGAGATAACTCGTTAAACTGTGTTATGGTTGTAAAATCAGTTGATTGTTCAAATACTACTAATAACGGAAATCGTTGTAGCTCTACTAATGATGCAACTACATTGGATATTGAATATGTATTACTATCAATCCAAACTTTAGATTTTTCACGGGTTGCAATTTGTTTAGTTAATTCATTAGTAGTCTGGCATTCAACAGTTGTTGAATATTGATATCTTAGTCGTCTATCAACTATGATGGTAGGATCATTAGATTCTAAATCTTTTGAAATAAGGGTTTGAAATCTAGTATGTTCTAATTTGTGTACATCGTACATATCTTTAAAATCTTGTTTATCCCATAGTCTAATTGTGTTGTAGTAATCTCGTAACTCTAATTCAACTTCAAACTTATAAGGATCTAATAGTTGTATAATAGTTACAAGATTAGATTCAGTAAAATCTGCATAGTATAACGATCCGGATTTAACTTGCCATAACACATCAGACAGCGGTTTTAATTCATTACGAATCGTACTTGAAAACGTAAAATCAATTGCAATTACACCAGTATAGTTTTCTTTTAACACATTAATGTTAATTTGGTCAGATCCTGCAGGAATATGATATATGCGTTTTACCTCTGGTAATATACGAAATGATTTCTTCCATAATGGGTTATTGATATAATCTGCATAGTGTTCATTAGCTAACAGCATAAATGGCGCGTAAATTTCATTGCTTATTATTTGAAGTAATAAATTACCTTGTTTTTCGGTAATGTATGTATCAGTTTGCATTGCAGTATGTAAACTTTGCAATGTACGGCTATCTCTTGATGAGAACGGAAGAGGGGTTGTCATAGCTTCGAGAAATACAAAATGAAGCAGATTGTCAATTGTGTTCATGTGTTATACACCTAAAGTAGTGACGGGCACTAAGCCCGTCATGTTAGTTTAAAGGGTTGCGTCTTCCATGCCTGCACATCTTAATCGTATAATATTACTTAATGCATACGATTTTTGATCTAAGGCTTTTGTAATACCCAACCATTGATTTCTTATTAACGCAAATTCATTTATAATTTTTTCATACTCGATTACTTCATCTTCGCCTTCTACATATTTTTCACAATCACGACTGCTTAATGCCCTTGCGTATGTTTCTAAATACTTTCTAAAGTGATAACTCTTTAATCGTTTAAGTTCAATATTAAGGAACTCTAGGATAGCTTCAATTTCTTGAAGCTGTCCATATCTGTGTTCTACAATGCCAGGCATTGCTGCAGATGCCTTTTCTACGTTTCCTGCTATTTTACATTCTTTTTTGGCATCTGTCAATTCTGATTCAAAGTGCAAAATACCATCCGGTAGTCTAGTAATGTCTCTAGTAATTATACCGTACCAACTCATTAAAACTCCAAGTCATTGTAGCCGTCATCTTCGTCTTCATTGTCTTCTAAATAATAGTTAATTGCTTGGTCTAACGTAGGATCAATTCCAGTAGCACCTAAAAAGGTGCGATCAGTTGATCCAAAGTCTGCTAATAATTCAATAAATCTTTCAGCAGCAATTTCTGCTTGTTTCTTATCAATGTAATCTGCAAATAATAACCATACATCAGCAATTTGTGTTTCATTCAACATTATCGTCCTCCGTAACGTAATTGTCAATATCGTCTGCATCATCAATAATATCTAATAATACAGGTTCGTCAGTAAATTCGGCCATTGCTCGTTCAAGGGCGCCGTTAGCATTACTTTCCCACTCTTTACGGTATTGTTTAATTTCAGTACCGTCAGTAGCCACGTATTTAAGTCTATTACCATCTTTTTTCAAAATGTTCTTTTTTTCAAATAAATCAACTAATCCGCTAAATGGATTCATACCGGTTGTATATGGAATTTTAATTTGTAGTGTTTCAAATGGTTTAGCATAACGTGTTTTCATAATCTTACAAGAGGCACGAATACCATTTACTTCACTAACTTTGTTACCGTCTTCGTCTTCTTTTAGTTTAAGTTTTTTCATTGCTACTACAATGCTTGATGCATAAACAAATCCTTGACCACCTGATATTTTATCATCAGGATCAAACATATCTTGACTTGCATACGTATGATTAGTACATACTAATCCAACGTTGTGACTACCAAACATATTAACACAATTACGAACAAGTGCAGTAAGTGCTTTAGGTTTACGACCCATATCACCTTTTAAATCACCTGCTTCAAATTGATTAATATCAGTCGGAGTTAGTAACATACCTAAAGAATCTACTACAAATAATACTTTTGGTTTGTCTTCCATTGCTTTGTATTCTTTCATAAACTCACTAATAGTTTTAGCTACATCGTCAATCATAGCCATATTAAGTTTAAGAAGTTTTTCTTCAGTAGTATCTACACCTAATGCGTGTAGCCATGATTCGTCAAGTGCGTTTTCTGAATCAATTAGTACTACGTATATTCCTTGTTCTTGTGCATTTTTAACAATGTTACCTGAACAAATATAACTTTTGCCTGCACCTGACTCGCCTGCAAACACAGTTACTTTACCTAGTGGAATGCCTTTATGGAAGTCTGAACTAATAAGGTAGTTAAGTGCATAATTGCCGGTACCAACCCAATCAGTAGGATCATTAAAGCCTACGCCTAAGCCGTCAATACTTTTTGTTAGAGTTTTTCGAAATTTTGTTAAATCAAAGGGTTTTGTTGCCATGGTTATACTCCTAATAATGTAACGTAGCAAGACCCCTTGCTACGTTAATCACTGTTGTGTTAAGCGCCGCGATTTCTAATTTTTGCTAAGATATCAGCTGCTCTTGAATCACTTGCAGGTGCTGATTCAGCTACTGCAGGCTGTGGAGTATAGGTAGTAGCAGGTTCATCCCAAGGCATAGCTTCTTCGGGTGCATGTACTACGGGTGCAACAACTGGAGCTACTGTAGCAGTAGGAGTTGCAGATGATGTAGATTCGTCTGCTGAAATACCATACGGTCTAAAGTATTTGCCCCAACGTTCGACATCATATGCTTCACCATTTACTGATGCTTCAAACATTTCCATCATAACTTTGAGTTCAACTTCATTTGGTTTTTTAGGTAAGTATTCTGATAAGTCAGTTAAACCAAATTTATCAATTGCTGCACGTTCTTCTTCACTCAATGGACGTGTGCGTCTGCTCCATGTTGATGTAGAGTAATCTGCATAACCACCTTTAGAACCAACTTTTAAACGGAAGTCAAAGCCGTTAACGTAGTCTGTAGGTAATTCTGTAAACTCGTCATCAAGTAATGCTGCATGAATTAATTTATAAATTTGTGGTCCAATAACAAATCTGCGGATTGGATTTTCTGGTTTTTCTTTTTCGTCTAAGCCATCTTCAGGAACAAAGCCGTGGAAGATATATGACTTCTTTTTCCAGTATTTACGGCCCATTTCTTCTAATGAAGGATCTTTAAACCAAGGACGAACTTCTGAAAGAATTGGACATACTGCACCGTCGTTGTACATTTCAACGCATGGAACATTTACTACTACTGGTTTGCTATCGGTACGACCTTTGATACCTGCGAAAGGTAATTTGATTACAGAACGTTCAGCCCAGAAAAAAGTATTGTTTGGGTTGCCGTCTGGTAAGAATCTAAAAACTGCTTCACCGCCATTTTTAATAGTCCAGAAAGGATAAATTGATTTATCACC